AATCTAGGAACCATAGAAAGCATTCTGTTCATGTTGCCATTTATCAAATAATTTCCTACTAGTATATCATTTACATTATCTTTACCATAATGTAATCCTTGTCCAACTTTAGTTTCACTCCCTAGTCCGGCATGGGCCCATGTTAAAGAAAATCCTATAAGTCGTGTATTTTTGCCGACAAACTTTTTCATTGCCGTATCATATTCATCCAATGTCCAGTGTTCAATATAATCCAATACCATGGCAGTGTAACCATGGCGGCGCAATTCATTTGCCAACAAGTGAGGACCTAGCCCTCTAATTTTTGTATTTTCTACAGGGTGGCTATTGATAAAGACTACATCATACGTCATATACTATTTAGTATTAAAACTTGATACCCGAATAATCTTCCATCCGGCGAATACTAAATTCAGTTTTGTCAAACAGTGCTGTATTATCTTCCTGCCCAGAGTCTGAAATAGTTTTCTGTGCTTCAGTATCCAAATCATACAGACGCATCTTGCTTCTATCTACACCGACCATAAAACGTTTGTTCTTTGTCGGATCTGAATATCTGTTCTTCAACTGTTTCACCATAATTTGACCTTGTTGTTCTAACTCCTCTGTGGAGATAAGAGCAAACATCAAGTCAGCCGTTGCAGGCAAACCAAAAGACTCAGATGTGTCTGTCAATTCTACATCACTATTTGCATAACCACTTCTTGTTGTTTGTGTAGCACTGACAATAGGCAAATCAAATTCAACTGCGAGTCCCCGCAACTCTTCGGCAATGCTCTTAATGATAGTATAGGAGTTAGCATTAGCATTTGCCCGGAAGCGGGAACTCGCACAAATGTTCAGATAATCAATGAAGATAATATCAGGAACAAATGTTCTCTTTAACTTCAACTCAGACAACAATGCCTTAAAGTGTCCAGCATGTGCCGAAGCTGTAGGATATTCTTTAATGACAAGACGACCTTCAATCTTGTTCTTAATTTTGTCAATACGTTGTGTAAACATAGACTTTGACAAGTCTTTCAAATCTTGAATAGCCACGTTCATCATGTTTGCATCAATACGTTCTGCAATACGTTCCTCTGCCATTTCAAGTGTAATATACAAAACGTTTTTACCTTGTGCAATTGCACCAGCCGCCATATGACACATAAACAAAGACTTACCCACGCCTGTGCCTGCAAGTGCAATGTTCAATGTTTTATTAGATAACCCACCCTCAGTAATTTTGTTGAAGAAGTCCAAGTCGAAAGGCATTTTTTCTTCAAGCCGATGATAAAATTCATAGCGAGATTCTGCGTTTTCAATGTAATCATGACCTACGTTACTGTCAAAGCCAACACCCAGAGCCTCAGATAAAATACTAGGCAATGCATCTTTACTTAGGTTCTTTTCTGACCCATCAATAATTTGAATCGACTGCATGATTGCATTGTAAACAGCTTTGTCCTTACAAAACTTTTCAGTTTCATCCTCAAGCCATTGTGCATCTGTATCTTTATCCGCCCGCAAACTATTAATGACTGTTTCACATTTAACATACAAGTCCTCAGTGACAGTTCTATCTTCTTGCAAGTTAATTAACAAGGCACTTTTGTTAGGAGGGCTGTTGTATTTTTCAACAAAGTCCTTAATAACAGTGAAAACTTTTCTGTCCTCAGAGTCTGAAAAATATTCTTCTTTTAGGAAAGGAATAACTTTCCTAACATAGGTTTCATCATTAATCAGATTCGATAATATTTGTGTCTCTATTCTCATCTATCCATTCACGCTTAATTTCTTCCACACATGGCTCACATAAGTATGTGTCAACATCCCCATCAGTAAAACATATTGCAACATCAGTTTCAAGTATTTCTGCCTCACAACGGTCACATTGACCTATTATATTAGTCGTAGGAGCCATATATCTCTCTCGGTTCTTGGGTGTTACTTACATAATAAAATATAACAATGTTAATTCTATCCTCTGTTAAAGTCTCACGGAAACCATGAGGAATAAGATGAGGATCTTCCCAACATATTAATCTGTTAGGTTTAATTTCAAATGACTGATTTCCTATTTCTAAGTTAGGTCCTGCTTGTAAATAAAGACACGCATTGATAACATGATTACATTTTATTCTATCATTCCAATTACTATCTTTATGCACTGTTAAAGTTTTACCTGCAGGTATTTTACAAACACCTCCGGCTTCAAGAGCAGGGTCAGTAATTAAACCGTTATATTTAAAATTATTTTCCAACCATTTAACAAATTTAGCACCATTAAAATAATTAATTACTAATTCAATTACTGGTGTTTTATCCAAAGTTTTATATTCGATTCTAGTGGTATAATCTCTTGGGACTCTTACAAAAGAATCATCCCATATAGATTCGTTTTGTATTTCTAAATTACAATTGTGTAATATTGTATTGGGTAAAAAATTATCAACAATAGATATATTACAAGGATCAGTATATTGTGTAAACTTTAATTTATCTAGATTGTTGAATACCTCGGCAATATCATTCAACATCTTTTTTCTCTAATAAATGCTCTTGTAAATCTATGACCTTTTCATCCTCTATAATTTGGATGATTAATTCTGTCAGTTCTTTTTCCTTGCGTAGAAAAAACAATTTACTTTCTATCTTTTTTAATTCATCTTCATAATACTCAATTTCTTGTTCTTTACGAATTCTTTGATCGAGTATGTCTGTCAGAGAAATTATAATTTTTGAATTATCAGCCATCAGTATAGGCTTCCGCGATATCATCCTCGGAAACTTCATCCTGAATAATATCCCCACTTGCAATTAGATAACGAGTGGTAATCCAGTCTGTAAATGTTTTGTCTGCAAGAATGGGAAGCCAAAAGTCTTTGCTATATGTATCTTTTGTGCGATACTTTTTTCCATCCTCACCATCAGCTTTGATTTGGAACCAGCCATTACTAGGCTTTACAACGTGACCAGATTCAAGTGCCATATCCAATAGCCCTGACCATTTGCTGATGCCTCCTTCCCATGAAACTTCTACAGGAATCTTAGACTTCTCACGAACGTAACGAGACTTTTCAACATTAATAATAAAATTGTAGCCTTTAATTTCAGTGCCTACTTTATCCTGTTGGCGTCCAATAATAAAGATGTTGTCTGCAGAATAGTAAATACCTGTGCCGCCTGATACAACATCTTTAGGAAACAAACCAATCTCTTTGTAAGTATGGTTGACAACAACAGCAGGAATATCTTTAATTGTAAGGTGAGGTGTAATCATACGGAACAAGGACTTCATTTGTTTTGCCCTTGTCATATCTGCAACCGACTTACCTTCAAGTGCATCATCAACTTCTTTCTTGGAAGCCAAGTTACCTACTGAATCTACAACTACCATAACATGATCGCCTCTTTCAATGCCATTCAACTGTGACATCACATCATGTTTTAGTTGTTCAATATCAGTGATAGGTGTATGCACAACTCTATCAGTGTCAATACCAAAACTTGTAAAGTAACCTTGCGGCGCACCAAACTCTGAATCGTAAAACAATACGACAGCATCATCAAACTTATCTAAGTAGGACTTAGCAAGTAACATTGCAAAGGCTGTTTTAAAGTGCTTTGACGGCCCTGCAAATACTGTCAGTCCGGGCGTAAGACCACCATCCAAACGACCTGACAATGCTACATTTAAAGCAGGGACAGATGTTTGAATTAAATCCTTTGTGCCGAAAAATTTGGATTTTGTAAGAACTGCCGATTCTTTAATCGTGGAGTTCTTTTTTAGTTTGTCAATTAAGCTCATAATTTACTCCTATACATTTTCTAGGATCGTGAATATCAAGAAGCATGTCTCTTACTTCTTCATATGGTTTTCGATATACAATCTGAAAAATAATCCTATCTTTATTTATGGCATTGATGCCATGATACTTTTGTGTATTTAACAAAACTGGTTGTCCTGAGTCCCACCTGTAAACAGGACGTTTACTTTCAACACTATTATAAAAATTTATTATTGTGTTTGCTAGGGTAATAGGGAAGTAGACACAACAGGAAGAATCTTCACGATGAATATCCATTTCTACACCATAGGGCAACAGTGAAAATTGCACATCATCGGCAATATATCTTTCTTTAATTTCGTTTGTTTTTTCTAAAAGCCATTCAGGCCAATCAGATGACCTTTTGGATATACGAATATTGCCACTGACAGGTCTATAAAGTCTGTCATCATATAATTTACCTGCACCTTGTGTAAGACAAAACATCTCATAATCAGTTGTCATGTCCGAAATGTTTTCATAAAAATAATCTTCTAACATCAGGAAAATAAATCCTCCAGTGTTGCAACAGGTCTAGTATTCCAACCAAGACCTTTTGCTATTGTGTTTAAAGGTTCAACAAAAGACTTTTCAAAAATAGTTTCGTAATCAACATATTTGTGCAAGTCAAATTCTACAGGAAGTTTGGAGTTGAAAGCAATTGTATTTTCACCCAATGTGTTAGGCTCTTTCAAATACAAAAATTTAATTTTGTCACCATCCTGCACATGTTCATACTTATGCCCGACTTTGTTCTTGTCCAACATATAATTATATAGTAGAGCACCTCGAACATGTATAGGCGTTCCCTTTTCATAGATATGAGAAGTCGATGTATATTTTTGTAAGTTATTACATCCTCGAGGAAATGCAATCTTCTCAACCTCCATTTGTCTAAACTCCTGCCAGTTAGATTCTACAAAGTCCTGTAAAGCCTGTTCATCAGATGTTAAACATAATCTTACAGCACTACGCAAACTTTCTCGCACAGGCGCAGGCGTAGATGATCTGACAATCTCGAGTCCCATAACTTTTAGTTTAGGATCTTGATACCTTACACCTTCATTGTCATACACATTCAAAGCATAACGCTTCTTGGCGACCCATATGCCTTTATCAGCAATAGCCTCACGTTTAAAGTATATCTTTTTATCAAAGGCATTTGTATATTCTGCAAGTGACTCCATTGCCTTATTGATTACAGGCTCAATTTTATCCTCGCCTATTTTGTCAAGCGAACCAATAATTGTGTTATAATCTTTATCAGCAAAAAACTTTTGCACAAGTTTGTTCATGGTGATATAACAGGAGTCTGTGTCTGAGTAAAAGGAATACATCTCTCCTTCAGTGTCACATACTTTGTTTAGATAGTCGTCAAGGGCCTTGGCAGTCTGTCTAATAATAAACTGACCTGTCATAGTAATACCCTCAGCGATGCGGTCATCATAGTATCTAAAATACTCATTACCCAACGCACCAAACAAACTGTTCAACTGAATCTTACGAGCCATCTGAAAGTTGTTGAACTTTGCAATATTATTAAGATGTTTTTTGTCCTTTGTTTTTTCATAATCATTTTGTGCTTGAATCATAAGTTTTTTGTACCGTTGTCTATCATCAAAAAACTTCTGCACAATCTCAGGAAACAATCCTTGTTTGTCACGGCTGAACCTTGCACCATTAGCTGTCACTGCATACTGGTCATCCATTTTATCTCGGCGTTCCAACATACCCTCAACAGTGCAGTCAACCATACCAGGCAATATCATTTCAGGGGACATGTTGTATTGCATAATGATTGACGGATACAGAGACGTAGCATCAAATGACATAACCCAATCATACTTACCAGGCTTAGGTTCCTGCACAAAGGCACCTTCAATACGTCTGCCCTCGGCACTTTTACGTTGAGGAATCATAATGCCTTTGTCCAGCAAGTGATTATACAACAAACAGTCCCATGTTCTAACCGAGGAAAAAATATCCTTAAAGTTTGCCTTGGCATCATATGTCATTGTAGCAATGAGCTCAATGAGTTTCATTTTATCCTCGAGCTCGTCAACAAGTTTAGTATCAATAATGTTGTAATCAATAAAGCGATTCCAATCATTTTCATAGAACTCCTTAAATGTGTCAAAGCCACTTTCAAGTTTGTTCTTACCTAGCTCGACCTCAGCAATATAATCAAGTTTGTAGGACTCTTGTGCCGTGTAAGTAAACTTTTTGTATAGATCCAAATAGTCTAATTGTGAGACGCCTTTGATGTCATATGTTGTGACCTCTTTGTTATTCAAACGAATAGCACGACGTCTTGTCATATTG